TGCGAAGCCCGTTAAATACGCGCTCAAATACAGCAGGATAACATTCAACAAACATTTGGAATAAAAATAGTCGACCTTAAGCAAGTCAATTATTCCAGCCACGACCATCATTTCAGGTGGCTCCGTGACAAAAGGAGAGTTGCTAGTTCTGTGTACTGAACTGGCTGAAATCAGATAATTCTGTGAAGTATGAAGTCTTATAACGAATTCAGAAAGGTAGTCGGCTGGGTTGCTTACCCAGACGTCCCTGTCAAGTCAAATAATAATCTGGTGACGGGCAGGCAGCTTACTCTTGGGCTGTATAATAAATTACATAGATCCAATGCTTTTAACGATGATAAAGCTTTTAGCGATAACGCTAATAGTCATTCAAATAGTGCAGAGATGGTTAGTACATCCGGAAGATACACAACATTTGATGACGCAAACAAACCTCCGCTTGGGTGCCAAGCAATACGACATGATGTGGACTATAAGTCAACTCGTGATCATTCCATAGTTATGACTAGTTGCAATAACTTTGGATTAAATTCTCATTTAGCAAATGCGAATACACATACTTTTGACATTGATTTTTTCGGTATGCCGCGTGTGGTAACTCTTCCAACCGGTTTGATAAATTCTTATTTACTATATGATATGTTTAAAGTAATCTATGGTCTTAAAACTGATTATAGGTTACTTTTAAATGGAATTAGTTATAAGGATTTACTCTTAGTCAAACTTCATGAGTCTTTGTGCATTAAACTTCTACCACTAGGATTAGGTGGTGGAGGAGCCAAATGGGTTATGATTGAAGAAGATGACCCTTTAGTCACCAACAAATCTCCTTCAACTGATAGGTTTTTGTTTGTTAGAGGATATAAAAATGAGTTGTTACGTATAGAATTCAATAAGGATTCTTTCGTTGGTTCCGAACTTTATGATAAAGTTTCGGCTTTGTTCTATTCTACTTATAATATAAGATTAGAGTATTATAATATCACCACAGATCCTGGCGGAAATAAGATACAAAATGATCCAATATCTCAGTATAAATTCCAGGATGGTGATATATTTAATACCATCTTGATAATTATAGGGGGCAATAAAAAGAACAAGAAGACCATTGCAACCAACAAGAACAAACAAACTAAGAGCATAAAAACAACCACACCTAGTGCAAAAATGGTTGCTAATATAGCATCTAAGATTGTTTCGAATACTAGTACTGCTATGCGTAAAACACCAATTCAAAAAACGTCTACTAAGATGACCACAAATAAACTACCAAATATGTCACCATGTGCTCTAAAATTGTTAACTGCAATCAAAAATCCTTGGGATCCAAGAGCTTTTGGTGCATGTTTACCTTCTAATCCAGCTAGGGATTCACAGAAGTGTTGTGGTTTTGTTCGAGGAACTGGAGCAATAGGTTCTGGTGGCTTGGGTTTTGTCATCGTATATCCATCCATAGCAAACAATAGTGTTCAGATTTGTTACACAACCAGTAATTATCCTGGGACAAATGTTTTACCATTTAATACAGGACTCTTTAGTACAGGAGTTCTTAGTGCGTTTTGTCCTAATTTGCCATTCACAGACTCTCAATTATACAATCAACAAATGGGTGTAACTGGTGCACAAGGACGAATTGCTGCTGTTGGTTTAAAAGCTTGGTATACAGGAACCAAATTGAATATGTCTGGTAACACATATTGTTTTGTATCTCCAACTCACGAAGATTTAACTGGTGCAACATTGGGAGATCTTGGGGCTAGAGCTGAATGCGAAATCAAAGCAGTAGATGGGTCTGTCTGCACATTATCATCTACTAGTATCAGTCCTGAAGAAACAACTTATGATCGAATTGCAAATCAAGCTGGTGTTGAAGCTTTTGATGCACAAGGTTCCATTGGAAATCAGATGGATGGTGTTTGTGAAGTTATTCATCCATGGAGTGGTGGTAAATTGTGTTTAGGTTTAGCATCAATTCATCCAGGACCTAGAGTTGGTGGAGGTTGTATGGTCTGGTGTATTACTGGTGTAGCAGGTAGTACTTTTGCATATGAGTATATTATCCATAATGAGTACGTAGGTGTTTTGACTGAAGGCAGAGCTACTGAATCAGTATCTGATGTAGTAGGTTTGACAGCTGTTCAAAATGCAACACAGAAAGCTCATGGTATAGCTGCATCAGGTAAGATGTGGGGTAAGGCATTGCTAGAGGGTTTACAAATAACTGCAAAAGAAGTTTTACCAGTTGCCGCATCAGCGATAGTTTCAGCACTCATTTGATGGGTTTGGTCAGTATATATTGTATATTTAATCATCGATGACCAAGATGGTGTTAGCAATTTTGATAATAAAAACAAAAACAATACTAAAAATAAAAACAAAAACAATAATGTACATAGTGTAGATAGTAGAGTAGTTAGTTTCACTGCAAGGACAAATCAGTATAAAACAAGTCTGGGCTCACTAATGCCTAAAATTAGAAATATCGATATTAATGATGAATTAAATGGAAATAATGGTAGCTGGACAAATACCGATGACGTCAAACGAATAAGAATCATAGAGATTCTCAATGAGATAGTTTATTTGCATGAATTGCCTTTACTTAAATTTGAGCCGGATGGTACTGTTACAAGAAATAATGTCCAATTAAATTTAGATTGTGATGAATATTATTTCCTAGACTATCTTCATCATCAAATACAAGTCACCAAAAATTATGTAATTCATTCTTCTTTAAATGGTAATAATGGAGAATGGACCAATAGTGATGATGTGGAAGTAAATGTTAAAGGAACCATTGATAGTGCCATTGATAAGATCAATAAGGCCACAAAGTCTAAATATAAGGCAACTAACGAAAATCAAAAAGGTAAAACCAAAAGAGTAAACGACGTTGATTTCACTATAGGTAAAATAACAAGTTATAAGTTGAATACACAAAATGAAATATTTAATCGTTTAGCTATAAGATTGAAGAAACGAGCTAAAGATATTCCATCAGATCCAAATGATTCACCAGAAGAACAATGCAGTGATGATTCTGATAAAGATGATCAATCCCTTAGTGACAAATCCCTGGATAGTTTAGGTAGTGGATTTACTAAAGATTCTGGTGGTAATAGAAAACGCAAGCCTAAGGGTTATTGCGTTAAATCACCACTGGGAGATTTAGCTATGTGTCCTGATGGAATTTGTCGTTATGATCTTTACCTTGACAAATTTGTTTGCTGGAATGGAAAAATTTTGAATTATTATGAGGAAGGGGAGATTGTTGAAAATGTTATCAACCCTAAATTAGGTTATTTAGAAGTAATGGTAAACAAAGGTTGTGCACATGTTGCGAAAGGTTTATACAATAAAACAGCTTTATACGACAATAAAATTGGTAATGAATACTACAGAAATGCAGAATATGTGTATTATGCTGATATGTTTAGCTATTTCACTGATCAATTTAAATCTTGTGTTGCTCAAGAGCATACTGTTCGAGCTTTGTTAGCTAATGGTGGCAAAGATACTTATAGAGAACCTAGTGTAGTCGAAGCCACTATTCGATGGTTTATCACCACAAGGAAGATATCCTTTGTTAACACAACTGGTAGTCAAGATTTCGCTCGGGCTGTTGAAGGCAATATAATTCCTAATGAAGAATCATGGTTTAGATTAAATTGCACTAATGATGATGACATTTTATTCCATATCCCTGAACCAATACCTGACTGTAGATGTTTTATGGAAATAGATTGGGAGTGGCGTACGGATTACACAGTAACTAAAATGATCGGCTGCACTTTTCCAGATCATACTGATCCTGACTTAGTACCAGAATTTAATACCATGAATATTGACCCTGAAAATTATAAGCATTGGAACAGACACTCTTATTTCAACATTCATGGCGATCGTGAATTTCAAGTGTTTAGTAACACACCTGAAAATATGTTATTAGCCTGCAAGAGATTCGCTGCTAAACGTAATGAAGAAGAATTACTTTATGATTTAAATCAATTAAGTATAGTGCAACGTATGCGTCACAAAGTGAAAAAACAGATTTATAAGGAGTTTCATTCGGTGGATAAAGGTCTAGCAGACACTCTGAAATTACCTAGTTTATTGACAAACGAAGTTATAAAAGAGAATGTAGCACATAATTTGATGAATTTTGATGCAGATTATGGTAATTGGATGGCTGATCAAGCTTTGAACATTGTTAGTCAATGCAATAGAGATGTTATTACACGATGGATAGATAAGTATAAAAACACCAAACATTGGCTTTATTACAAGGGTTTTGAGTTGTTTTTAACCACTTTTGAATCGACATTATCCCGTGATTTCAATGCCAACATTGATCATGTTAAAAAGAAACTAAGATTGGCTTACGTAAAAGGGTGTATCTACAACGACGATAAGCACAACATGGTCAGACGATTGAATGCTAAAGTCAAGAGAGAATTAGCTAAACCGGGTAAGGTACCAAGATTGTTTGTGAGCTATGATGCTGGTTGTATGTATGCTAATGAGTTACCCGAATACATAAAAGTTTGTCTGAATGGATCATTTTTTGTTAGTCATCAAGGTATCACTATGCACCAATATGTTATGTCGAAACCACGTACTGGGGATTTGGACAATTTATTTAACATGTTGATGGATTCATTAAATCGCTCTGATTATATCTGTCATGTTATATATAGTGACGATTCAGTGATTGGTGGAAAAATCAACTCAGTGCCGTTTAGTTTTAACGCCGACATATCTGGCAGTGATTCTTCTATCCGCGAATTGGTCTTTTACACTCTTGGTTTGAGTCTTAGCCAATTTCATAAATATAGAGCTGTTAAATTAGTTGAACAATGTACGATGCCAGTTAGATGTCAAAATCCAGCTAACGATGCAGAGTTTTTTGAACTTAAATTTAACATTTTATTAGGATCTGGGAATGCTTTAACAACTGATTGTAATCACATATGGTCGATGCTATGGGGTAGGAGTGTGCTATTTAAGTTGCATCATCATTATGAAGATTGCCTAGATAGAACATCTATAGGTGCTCACATAGTAAATGCTTGTAAGTCCTGCGGTGTCAAAATTGGGTTAAATGATAATTTTGTTAACGATTCATACATTCATGAAAAAGTGCAATTTTTGAAACATTCTCCTATGCAAACTATTGATGGGAAATGGATATCGTGTATGAACCTCGGTCCAATTTTGCGTGGTCTAGGGCAGGTTGATGATTGTATTAACAACATAAAATTGGGCGTTACGACAGATGTGTTTAACCGAATGTCATATTCAGAACGTTTAGATAGATATTGGAGTGGTGTAGTAAAAGGTCATGTTCATGAACCTAAAAATATAATTTTACAGAGTTTGAGAGAGAGATTTAGTCATGTTGGTTCCACATTAGTGAGTGAACCCCAAGGGGTTCTTGCCACATGCATTGATCAATCAAACGAATGCATGGAATTTGATGAATTCACGGGATCATTTTTTGATAATTCAAATGAGGAGATATCATCTGAAAGTTTAAAAAATCGTTATGGGGTGGATGATTATGAATTGGAACATCTAGCTAGTTGTATTAACCGAATTGCATTGGGATACACTGCATATAGTATGTGCATCACAAAAATTATGAACATTGACTACGAACTATAATCAACCTTAATTCCCCGGAACTGGGTGATAGGTTTCCCTTAGCTGAACACAAGGTTTACATAAGCCGATTGATTATGTAGTGTTTGTTCGTGCACTTGATTACGAAACTTTCATTCTGGAGCATGATCATAGAAAAAACTCCCGGTGGACAAAACCACCGTTACAAAAATGGTAGTTGATTTATCCTGTACTACGGAATAAAAACAGGACGTCTCGTTAACTTTTGAGTAACGTTGTCAGAGACATTAAATAAGACAAACGCTGC